GCTGTGTACGGAGAACAGACGGCTGCGCAGACTTCTATGGAACAACTCTGTAATCGTCTTTCTGTCGTACTTAATGAAGCCAGCCAGATTAATGCGAGATTGACCGTGGTTGAGCAGCGCCTCACTGGCGGGTGCCCGATTAAGCAGGCTGGCGGAAATGATACTCCGCGCCCTGTGCCGAATGGCCACATCATGTCCCTTAATATGGGATTCGATGAACTTATGTCTCGCTTGGATGCCGGCTCGCAGATCATCAGTCGTCTTCAAGACGTCATTTAGCCCAGCCAGGGCAGGGTTTATTCGCTCTAAGGAGAACAGAATTGGCAACTGAATCCAAATTCATCGGGTCGCTTGGCCCGTTCATGAAAACCCGGGAAATTGTCTTTACCGAGGCGGGCGCCGCTGGCGTCTATACCGGCTCGCATGTCCTGCCGGCTGGCGCCTGCCTCCACGATATTATCGTGAATGGGGTTGCGCTTTGGACCGCTGGCACTTCTGCCACCATGACGGTTGGCGATGCCGGGAACGCTTCGGGCTATTTCACTGGCGTCAATCTCAAGGCCACTGACCTATTGGCCGGCGAATCCATTAGCTTCGACCAGGCGGGCGGTAAAGCTGGGGCCTATATCGCCAATTCCCAGGTAAGCCCTCGCTATTCCGCCGCCGAGCGCACGATTACCGGCACGATTACCACGGTGGGTACCACGGGCAATGCAGGTCGCACCCGCATGACGGTTGTTTATTCGCTGCCGCTCTCCGACAATACCACGGACGCCTCCTACGTTGCGTCCTAAGCGGCCGATCCCGCCCTCCAAGATCAAGCCTGCCAAGTTCGAAATGGTGGCCAATAGGGTTGTAGGCCGAGCGCCAAAGGCAAAGCCCGCACCGGCCAATCCGAATATGGACCCGAGCCAGGTTAAGCCAGGTCATCACGTTTACCGCTAACAGGGGCGACTCCAGCCGTGACCGGCGGCATGAGTGGCGAAAGCAAAAGACGGGTTTGATGCTCGCGCGCGGCCCCATTCGACTCATTGAACGCGCCAATCACCCGAACCGCCGGACCTTCCAATAGCGACAACCGGGCACCCGGATCGCCAAGTGAGTGACCAATGGCAGCCACCAAACGCAATGCGATGCTTATCGAGGAAGCGCGCAAGAAGATCCAGACCACCCAGCTCATAAATCGCCTTCAAGATCATGCGCATGGCAAATGTGAAATGTCACAGACGCAGGTGCGTGCGGTGGAGATACTGCTCAAGAAGAGCGTGCCCGATCTAAGCAGCGTTGCGCTGTCCGGTGATGGAGAGGGTGGACCAATCGATCATGTATTCAGGTGGGGAAAAACACCGGGCGAGGGCACATCAGACCCGTCCGTGAAGTCGTAATTCCCTATTACCCTCGCGGCATATGGCTTGGGTTTCATCAGAGTAAGCACCGCTGGCGTGTTGCTGTTGCTCACCGAAGGGCCGGCAAGACCGTCGCCTTCATCAACGAGGCGGTCAGGGGCGCTCTGACATGTCAATTGCCCAATCCTAGATTTGGGTATGTCGCCCCGCTGCTAAGTCAGGCCAAGGCCGTCGCCTGGGACTATGTGCGCCATTACTGCTCTCCGATACCGGGGGTGAAGTTCAATGAAGCCGAGCTTCGGGCAGATTTACCTAACGGCGGTCGCGTTCGGCTATTTGGCGCTGACAACTACGATGCTCTTCGCGGCATGTATTTTGACGGCGTTATTCTTGATGAGTTCGGGGATATGGATCCTCGCGCATGGACTGAGGTTATCCGCCCGCAGCTTTCGGACCGCAATGGCTGGGCTGCATTTGCTGGGACGCCGAGGGGTAAGAACACCTTCTACGACCTGCGCAACCGGGCCAAATCCGGTGAGGACAATTGGTCCTTGTGGGAATTGAAGGCTTCGGAGACGCGAGTATTGAGCCCGCAAGAGCTGGCAGACGCCCGCAATTCGATGGACGAGGCGGCCTATCTGCGGGAATACGAGTGCAGTTTCGACGCGGCCATTGAGGGTGCCTATTACGCCGCTGAGATGACGGCGGCAGAGACGGACAAGCGGATATGCCGCCTGCCTGTTGAGCCGCTGCTCAAGGTCAATACCGCCTGGGATCTGGGCATAGACGATGCGACAGCCATTTGGTTCTTCCAAGATGCAGGGCAGGAACGTCGCCTGATCGATTATATCGAGGTGAGCGGCGAGGGGCTACCGCAAATCGTCAAGCGGCTGGAGGCTAAGAATTACCGCTATGGCAGGCATATTTTGCCCCATGACGTTGAGGTGAGGGAACTCAACAATGGTACATCCCGTCGCGAGACGCTTGAGAAGCTTGGCCTTCGGGATATCGAGATCGTGCCTCAACAGGAGGTTGCGGACGGTATTAACGCCGTTCGCCTTATGCTTTCTCGATGCTGGTTTGATGCTGATCGCTGCGCGAGGGGCATTGAGGCTCTGAAGCAATATCGCAGGGAATGGGACGGTAAGCGCCAGACATGGCGCGAGCGCCCGCTCCATGATTTCTCAAGCCATGCGGCAGATGCATTTCGTTATCTGGCCTTGGCGCACAAGCCTGTCAAACAAGACAAGAAACTATCCATCCCCGCCTTTGGGGCCGTGTGAGGTTAATGAGCTACGCAGGACCGGAAAACGTAGCTATCAAGACTGAGGATCGAGACGAAGGGGAAAATCGCCCGCCCTATGACGACAAGACCATGCTGCAGATGGTCCGCGTTGAAATGCAGCGGTCGATTGGCTTTGAGAATGACCAAGCGTTAAGAGCGGATCGTCTCCGCGCCCTGGATTATTACAAGGGCGATATGAAGGCGGATATTCCGTCCCTGCCCAATCGGTCGCGGGCTGTTTCCACGGACATTGCGGACGCGGTAGAGACCATCCTACCGGATATCATGGAAATATTCACGGCCGGCGGGGACGTGGCCGTATTTGAGCCGGTCAAGCCTGGCGATGAGGACGCGGCCAGACAAGAAACAGACTATCTCAACCATGTCATCTTCCAGGAAAACCCCGGCTTCCTGAACCTGATGACGGGCTTCAAGGATGGCCTGCTTCTCAAGACCTGCCTGTTCGAATATGGGTGGAAGAAAGATTACCAGGACGAGGATTTCACCGGAAAATCTCTCCCGGAATTGGTTGCGGCCAGCCAATCGGGCCAGGTGGTCAACGTCAAGGCGGAAGATCCGGATCCAGATTACCCCAGCGCCCAGCAGACCTATAGCTTTACGGTCCGCTCCGACTGCTCAAGGGCTGAATACTGGGCTGTTCCGCCTGATGATTTCAGCGTAAGCCCGGACACGATCCGAATTGCGGATGCCACCTATTGCGTGGCGCGCTCCAGGCCCCGCGTGCAAGACCTGATCGCAGAGGGCTTTGATAAAGACATCGTTCTGAAGCTGGAGCCTTACGCCCCGCTTCAGGATCAGCAGCTGCAACTTGCCCGCGATACGGCCGGCGAACACCTTCAAAGCCAGACCACCGACATCACCACGGACATGCTCCGTCAGGTGGAAATCCGAAAGCATTATATCCGGCTCAAAGACCGGGAAGGCGACGATTTCGATATCTGGCGCGTGGTGACGAATGCCACGGCTGATACGCTGATCGAGATCCGCAAGGAGCAGCGTGTTCCGTTCGCTGCCGGGTCGCCCTATCTTGTCGCCCACCGCTTCTATGGCCTGTCATTGGCCGACAATCTGGTTGAAACTCAGAAGATCAAGACGGTCCTGACCCGTGCCCTTCTGGATTCGTCCTATTTCGCGCTCAATCAGCGTTACGAAGTGGCGATGGACCAGGCCAATGATTACACCATCAGCGACTTGCTCAGGAATGAGCCCGCAGTTCCGGTCCGGTCCAAGTCTGGTGAGGCTGTGCGCCCCCTCACGGCAGGCGGTCTAGGCTTCGATGCTTACGCAGCTCTGGAATACTTCTCCACTGTGGGCGAGCAGCGTAGCGGCGTTGTTCGTAATGCCCAGGGCCTAAACCCCGACACGCTGCACGACACGGCCAAGGGTGCCATGGCCCTCATGCAGGCCGCCCAGCGCCGCGTTCGCATGATTGCTCGTGTATTGGCTGAGACATGCATCAAAGAGCTTTACTTGGGCCTCCACGCCCTTATCCGTGAGAACGCCGAAGCCTCCACCATTGCCCGCCTGAATGGTAAATGGGTGCCCATCGATCCCACCACCTGGGGCGAGCGCAACGCCATGACCATTGAGGTGGGCTTGGGAGCTGCCGGGCGTGAGGCTGATCTGGCCGCACTCAATACCCTGGCAAGTGCCATGAATGCCATTGTGTTGCAGCAGGGTGGGGCGCAAGGCCCGATTGTCACGCTCGATAATGCCTATAACGCCGCCATTGACTTGGCCAAGGCATTGGGCCGTAAGCAGCCGGAACGCTATTTCACCGATCCCAAGGAAGCGCCGCCGGCCCAAGAAAAGCCTGATCCCAACATCGTCAAGGCCCAGATCCAGGCCCAGACCACGATGCAGAAGGCCAACATTGACGCCCAGGTCAAGCAGCAGGCGAACAGCACGCAGGCCATTCTGAAGCAGCAGCAGACCGCTGTGGAGGCGCAGCTAAAGAAATACGAGATCGATCAATCCAACGCGACCGAGATCGCCACAGCGGCCATTGACGGCCATGTGAAGCACAAGGTTGCGCAGGTGGGTATCGGGGGTAATCAGGTTTAATTCGCCTTGAGGGAGGCACAAATGGTTTCGACTTACGACGAACTGATGATCGTAAATATGCCGTTTGGCGGGTTCATCATAAAGACTTGCGGCTACGGCGATAATTCTAGGCCAATATTTGCTTCAACCTCAATTGAAGAGGCTTTGGATTACATAAAGCGTGAGATCGGGAAGGTTCCTGGTCAATGCGGTTGCCGCAAAGAATGAGCACGGACCTCAAGGCCCGCGAGGCCGCCGCCCGCCGCGAATACCCGCAGACAAGCGCAGCTTTCGACAAGGTGCGTGAGACAGCCGTTAAGAAGCTCATCGCCTCCAAGCCTGATGAAGCGGCAAAGCGGGAAGAATTGTACCGCCTGATCCATATCCTAGACAGCGTTCAAGCTGAACTCGCCTCGCTCTGCGGCCAAGGCTCCGTAGAGATCGAAAAGTACATCGAAAGCCTTAATGCTAAGCCAAACCAATGAGAAATGAAGCAACAGCGTACATCACGCTTACGCTTCAGGGCGATTTAAGGCTTGGCGATGTCCGTAAGCGGATACCGTGCATCGGCTACACGCCGCAAGAGTTTGAGCGTCAAATTACACTAAGGGCCTTAGAAGCGGCCCGAGATTACGTCGTCAAATCTGGCTTATGGGGTGTTGACCCTTATGGCCATTCACCCGCGACAACCGGCAACCGCTCCTAGCGGACGGGATCGCATCCCCCAGAGGTACGCATGTCCCAACCAGGCGAAAGCACTGGCCCGTTATCTATTGACCAGGCTGTAGCGGTTCTGGACCTCCCCAAGAAAGAGCCGGAAGCGCCCACTGAGGCAGCACCGGCCAAAGAGGGAACAGATTCACCAGCCGAACCCACGGCTGAGGATACCACCGGAGCGGAAACGCAAACCGATGGCGAAATGGAGGCAGAGAAACCGGAGGCTGAGGCGGAAGCCGAACAGCCCGGAATTGAGCCGCCCAAGTTCTGGGACGCGGACGCGAAGGAACGCTTCAAGGCCCTTCCGCCCGATGTGCAGGAAATCATCGTCCGCAAGGAAGATGAGCGTAACTCGGCAACTGCCCGCGCAATGCAGGAAAGCGCCGAGAAGAAGAAAGCATTCGACGCCGAAGCATCCAGGCTGCAGCAGCTTACCGCTGGACTGGATAAGCAAATCCCGGTCGCTCTCGATGCCCTGAAGTACCAACGTGACGCATGGACCCAGAAATGGGCGAATGTGGACTGGAATGCCACGATAGACCAGTACGGCGGCGATTTTGCTCTCAAAAAGCAGAATGAACGCGATGCCGAACTAGCGTGGATTAAAGGCCAAGAAGCTGAAATCCAACGGCTCCAAGCCGTCAAGGAAGAAGCGACAAGGGCTGATTTCGAAAAGTTCGTTGCTGAGGAGAAATCGAAGCTTGCGGTCATCGCACCGGAGCTAACCGATCCAAAGCACGGTCCCGAGAGAATTGAAAAGTTAGGCCGCTTCCTTGCCCAACAGGTCACGGAACATGGCGACGGCGATCTCTCGGCGATAAGTAAAATTCCAGCTTGGCAAGCATCGCTCGCTTACGACGCCATGCAATGGCGCAACGGAAAGCAGACAGCAAAAGCGCTTGTCAATGCAGCGCCTATAGCCGCCCCCGCTAAGAAAACACCGGCCAAGCCGCCGGCCTCTTCGGCGCCGGGCTCAACCCAATCTGCGCGTATCGAACAACTCTCCAGGAAGCGCGAGCTTTCGATTGATGAGGCTGTCGAACTGCGCAATCTCAAAGGAAATACAAGCTAATGTCCGCAGTTTCCGGTACAGCCACCACGCTGACCACCATCGGTATCCGCGAAGATCTCGAAGATACCATTTACCGCGTCGCTCCTTCCAAGACCCCCTTCACCAACAATGTTGGAAGCGCCGGCAAGGCAACCCAGACGAAGCACGAATGGCAGACCGAGTCTCTCGCCGCCCCTGCTGCCAATGCGCAGCTGGAAGGCGACGATAGCCCGTCCTTCGCTTCGTCTGAAAACCTGACCACCCGCCTTGGCAACTACTGCCAGATCTTCCGTAAGGTTGGCATCGTGTCCGGCACGGACGAAGTGGTCAAGAAGGCCGGCCGCGCCTCGGAAATCAACCGCCAGAAGGTGCTGAAAGGCATCGAACTGCGTACCGATATGGAATTGGCGTGGTTGAATAACACCGCGTCCAACCAGGAATCTGGTGGCACGGCTCGTCATTCGGGCGGTTTCCGCACCTGGCTGACCTCCAACTATTCGGTTGGCTCGGGCGGGTCCGTGACCGGCTATTCGGGCGGTGTGACCGCTGCCGCCGTTCCCGGCACGACCCGCACACTGACGGAATCGCTGCTCAAGACGGTCCGCGCAACCGCCTTTGGCAATGGCGCCACTCCGAGCCAAGCCTATATGTCGGGCGCGACCAAGCAGACCATGAGCGCCTTCACCGGCATTGCGTCCATTCGTGTGGATGCACCGTCGAATGACCAAGCCACAATCATTGGCGCCGCTGATGTCTATATCGACGACTTCGGCAAGATCACGTTCATTCCGCATCAGTATGCGGTGGCGAATGCGGTTCTGCTGGTCGATCCCGACATGGTTGGCGTTGCCACCCTGCGCGGCATGTTCACCGACACGCTGGCGCAGACTGGCGACGCAGAGAAGTTCCAGATCATCGCGGAAAAGTGCCTTGTTATGAAAAACGAGAAGGCCCATGCGATGATTTTGGCTGTCTGAGTAATACGGGGCGCTCTTAACCGGGCGCCCCTTTTTCTTTGGGAAATTTATATGGCTCCAAGAGGGAAGAAAATGGACGAACCGGCAGTTAAGCCAGATCGCGTTTTGGTGACGATCACGAAATTCGGTGAGGGGAAAGTATCGACCGGCGTGCATGCCATCGGCGGTGACGTGATGGCGGCCAGGGGTGATGTTTTAGAGGTTGCCCCAGAAGTTGCCGCATCCCTTGAGTCAAAGGGTTACGCGGAAGCTGCTGAATGACCAAGAAGCTTCCATTCGTCAACGATCCAGGCATTAAGCGTGAGTGGATCGACAACGAGGATGGAACCTACACAGTCACTGAGAAAGAGGATCTATCCGCATTAATTGAGCGGAACAAGCAGATCCAAAATAGTGTCGATGGCTACACCGCATCGCGCGAGATGCAGTACGTGGGCACGATACCCGCCACGGTCCACGCCCAATATCTCGCTCGTGGCATCGACCTATACCATCCTGCATTTGAGAAAGAGTTGATCGCATATCTGAACAACTCGGATTTTCGGCATTTCCGCACCGGCTCGGGCCACATCGGCAAGAAGCATAGGCACATTTAATGGCGCTATCGACCTATGCTGGTCTCAAGGCGAGTGCGGCAGACTGGCTTAATCGAAGCGACATTAATGCGGCCATCCCTGACTTCGTGACCATGGCTACGGCCCAATTGACGCGGCGCCTTATCCAATCTGGTCCGGTCCGTGAGATGTTCGCAACGACCACGCTTAGCATCTCGGCTGAAAACACAAATCTGCCGGCCGATTTTTACGGTCTGAAATCGCTATACCTCTACACCACCTCCAACAGCGGGCAGGTTCAATATTGCGAGCCCGAGAAGATCGCGGAACAGAAAATACTGCGCCCAAATGAGGATGGCGACCCTCAATTATTCACGATCATAGGAAATCAGATCCAGTTTTGGCCCTGGAATACTGGCACCTATAGCGCCGACATCGGTTATTGGCAGGCTATCCCGGCCCTTGTGGCTGACGGCGACACAAATTGGCTGCTGACGAAGCACCCCGACGCTTACCTCTACACCACGCTCATTCAATCCGCGCCCTACCTCAAAGACGATGATCGCCTGACCGTGTGGGGCACGCTCGCGACCCAGATCGTCCAAGACATCGTTGAGGCCGACAAGATCGCCAGACACGCGCCATCGATGTCCGCGCCCATCCTCTCCTACCCCCCGCCGTAAGAAAGGCTGAACTATGAATATCACGAAACGCTGCATTTGCGGCGCGTCGATGCTCGCCCTTTTGGCGGCTGGTCCCGCTTACTCCCAGGCTATCCAGTACCGAGATTCCGACAATATCAACAATGTTAATGTCTCAGTTGCCCAACCCCTCCCGGTAACGGTTAGCGGCGGCGGTTCCAATGCCGCGGCCGGCGCGACCGGATCAACAGTTCCTTCCAGCGCGGGATATAACGGACTTAATGTCGGCGGCACGCTTCGCGGACAGACGGGTACGAACACTAGCGGCTCAACGTATGCTGGCGACACTAATGTCGTTCAATCCGCACTTCCGACGAACGCTGCGGTAGAAACCGGCGGCAATCTAGCTTCGATTGCATCTAATACCACTGCGCTTGCAAACGCTATTGGTAGCCCCATCCCAGCCGCTACAACGGGCGGCGTAACGGGTTATGGGCTTCAAACTGGCGCCTCAACCAATTCGACATTGGTTTCGACAGGCGCGCATACGCTGCTTGGCATCAATCTTATCAACACCAGCACCACAATTTACTACCTGCGCATGTACGACGCATCAGGCGCTCCGACTTGTTCAAGCGCGACAGGGTTCACCAGAACTTGGCCAGTTCCGCCCGCGGCTGCATCTGGTGGAGCAGGTGGCATAGCGGTTCACCTGCCCATCCAGGGGGTGGCCTTCGCGAACGGCCTCGGGTTCTGCGTCACGGGTGGCCCCAGCTCCACAGACAATACAAACGCTGCAACCGGCGTGTTTATCAACCTGGACTATAAGTGAGGTCTGCCATGATCCATCGCAGGCAAATCCTCAAAGGCTTGGCAACTACTATTGCGGCTGTAGGCGCGTCTAAGTTCGCCACTGCAGCGCCCATGGACCGCCTCGTTGGTCAGGATGGCCGATATGTAGGTGTCCGGTACCAGAGTTGGACCCCGCTAGCTCCAAACAATCACATCACGTTTATCCAGAGATTTGAGAGCCGGCACGCCACTGATTTTAAAGTGGTGGGCGCCTCGCTGAATGGTGGCCCCATCTGCTTCGTCAGCGACGCAGAGGCCCAGTCCCATATCAACGCCATCCATACTGCCCATTTGGTGGAGTGCGAGCGCGTCCGTGCCTATCACGCCGAAGGAGCCGAAAAGACTATCGCGACGCACCGGAAGATGGGGCTAGTGCACAACGCGGATTTGATCAGGTCGCACCATAAACTTACCGCAGAGCGTCAGGTGGCGACATACAAGCAGGCCGTGCGCGATCTCATCAAGGACCGCAGCAACATGATCGGGCCTTCGCATCCCAAGTTCGCTCTGGAACTTCATAAAGGCGTCATGGCCGACTTGATCGGGGCCTGACATGACTCAGCACGCAATGGTGGGTACGGCACAACGCAACGCCGTTACGCCCACGGCATCGACTGCGTTCTACGTGCCCTTTGGTTCTGAGCTTTCCACTTCGCAGACCACTGAAGCCAATGTTCAGACCACACTTCGCATTGGCTGCACTCTTGCGAATCTGTATGTGAACTTGCCAACCAATGCCAGGTCCGCGACCGCATTTGGGGTCAGCTTAAATGGCTCCCCTTCCGCTCTGACGGTATCGTCTACGGCAACTACAACAGGCCTTTATTCGGATCTGACTCACGCAGTCTCGGTTTCTTCGACTGATAAAGCTGAATTTGTAATCACGGCAGGTTCAGGCGCCGGCAATATCCAGGTCAGCGGCCTTACAGTTGACATTCAAAGCACTGGACAAGCCGCCACGCAGTTCGGCGGCAATGTTTCAACTGCTCTTAGCACTTCCGCGCGGTTTTTATCTCTGAGTGGCACCTTCACTGCGCAGACCAGCGATACCAATATCGCCATGGTTGGTCTTGAGGCTGGAACGATCTCTAACCTCCAGGCCATCTTCACGGCCAATACAAGCTCGGGTTTTACCGTGACATCACGTAAGAACGGTGCCGCAGGTTCGCAGACCATTAGTGTAGGGTCGTCAGCAACTGGCCTGTTCGAAGATAGCACCAATACCGATTCTATTGCTGCGCTCGATACGTTCGATTTTTCGGTAGGAGCGGCTTCGGTTGCCCCCACTATTTCCGCCGCGACCATAAAATGGCTCGGAAGCGTTGCCAGTCATTGCCAAGCTAATAATAGTCGGCCATCTGGGCCTCTTGCATCTGGAGCAACGAATTATTCTGCGCTTTATGGCGCCCCGCTTTTGACAACGACGCAATCGCAATGTTTCACGCCCATGCCATATGCGGCGACGCTGTCGCTCTTGTCTGCGAAGATCACGGCTAATTCGTCTGCTGCCGGCGCGACCTATAATCAGTACGGCGGAGCGGCCGGAACCACCGCGCTTAACGGCACGGTCGCCCTTGGAACCGGAACTGGCACCGTCCAAGACGTAACCCACACTGACTCAATGGCTGCGGCGGATCTCGCGAATATGCGCGGCACGGGTGCATCTGCAAACATTCAGCTTGGTTGGGCTGGTGTGGTGATCGTCGGGCCTAATACTGGCGCGGTTACTGGAAATCGTGGTCTTAGCACTCTGGGAGTAGGCAATTGAAGCGTCTCATTGCGGCGATTGCCACTCTTGTTCTGTCCTGCGGCTGCGCTTTCGCTTGGCCAACCCTTCCGGGGCTGTATGGCGGTGGTAATGCTCCATCTCCCCCAAATACGTGCCCGCAAGGCATTACCTATATCTCCTACGATAACTGCGATCTTGCCCAGGCACATGGTTCGAGCGGCGTTGACGCCAATGTTCTAACCACGTTCAATGGTGGGACACCATATCTAACTCCTCCCCCGTTCAATATCCCGAAGCGTGATTACCCGGTGGGGTATGATACTACACTGACGCTTACGCCGGTTTCGTCCTGGACTCCTGATGCTAGCCTTGCTTGTAGCAAGAACAACACTACACACCAACTTTCTTGCAATGCGGCGACCGCTACGTGCGGATCTAACTGCCCAATCTCTGGCATCGATTTTACCGATTGGTGGGTGCTGATATCCGGCACAGCGCCAGACGGAATGTATTGGAAACTGACCAATAACAAGTTCAAAAATGGCGCTACTGCCGGCGCGAACAATCGTCAGCTTGTAACGGTTGGGAGTGGTACGCGCATTAGCATGGATTACAAGTACAATGAATGTGATGGATATTCCTCTGTCGTCGGATGGGGGTCTTGCTTAGGAAGCGTCAGCGGAGGAACAGATTCCAGTCATCTGCTGACGTGGAATGTTCAATTCAATGATGTGCATGACATCCCATCAAATCCGTTTGTCATTAACGGCACCAACGCCGATGTTCACATAGATCACAATTCCACACCGTCATTCGATATGGATCAATGGATGGCGTCCAATGTCAGCATCGACAGTGTCGCCAACACGATGACGGTGACTGGTCCATTCATTTCAACCGGAACAAACCTAATACATGGTGCCGATGGAGTTGGGAGTGGCGCGCAAGGTGGATGTCTCAAGTATCCTTCAGTGCCCGTTAACACGTCTAGCCCAACATCAGTTGCCGGAACGATTGGTGCCCAAATCAGCGGTACGCCCGGAGGACTTGGGGTCTATACATTCACGGGAGCAACGGGAAATCAGACCAATGTAATTCTGGAGTGCGGACGCGGTCTCCATGCCGAAATCAATCTTGGTGGCATTGCGACGAACAATACGCAGAACTCGATGTATTATCGCGGCAATCTTATTGCCTTTGGTGACGATTGCCCGGCTAATGGTACGGCAAATATTGCTACACTTATCGCACCCAACATTAACGCCAAAGTAAACACGGCCTTTATTGACTACAATGTTCTGATTAATCGTGTGGGGGGGAATGGAAAGGGGTGTGCGGCGCACGCTCTTTCGAACAACGGGATTCCTGCCTTTGGCAGCGTCACGATTGCCAACAATTATCTCGATGTAAAGAATACATCGGGATTTCAGGGGAACAGCACGACTTCGTGCTTCTTTTGGCCTGGCGCGATGAGCTTTGTCGGTAGCCAGTCTGGCACGACTCTTACCGTCACCAGCACCAGCAATGGCGGGCCGCTACCGACTGGAACGCAGGTCACGCAGTCCTCCACAGGCTTCGGGATTATCACCGGCCCCATCAGCGTCGCGGCCGATGGTACGGGAACCTATGCAATGAGCGATTCCCGCACGCAATCGTTCTCAAGCGGCGGTACGGCCTATGCTCCGAACCAGGCCAACGCTGCCGGTACCATTCCCTATGCGCCGTTCTTTACTGGCAACAAAAATATGGCGCTTTCTGGTAGTGCTGCTGACTTTGTGATTTCTGATGCGAAGCTTACGACTTCAGCGGCTTGCCACACTTAATCAGGCAATCCGCCAATTCCGATAATTACGGCGAAAACTGCCACCAATCCAATAATTGTGAAGGCGATCTTTGCAATTATCGACAGTAAGTAAATTG